AAAATGTCCACTTACCAAGGATGGTCGCCTTGTATTGTCTGGTGTCAGCAACAGTTTGGTGACCGTGGATGGTGGTTTCTTGGCGAAGGTGTATTTGAGTTTGTTAACAAGCAGGATCATCTCATGTTTATGTTGAGGTGGTCATGATCAGAGTCAACGTGCTAGATGATGCATTCAATACAACCTACTGGAATGCCAGGCGCACATTACCGGTTGAGCATTTGGAGTTGCCTAGACAGTATGGTCAACGATGGCGCGAAGCTTTTCGATGCAGAGTTGATAGTAAAAGTCCTTCCGGAACAGTCTATTATATTTTTGATAATGATGCGGACTACACCTGGTTCATGCTAAAGTGGGGATGAAAACACAATACGACCATTGGAAAGAAGCACACGATCTTGTTATAAAAGAAATGGGTGTGGTAAGTAATGGCATGCCTATACCCGGAATGGATCCACCCCGAGCACAAGACCGCTGGGAGAAACACTTTATTATTTGGCCCAAGATCATCAACGGTCGTTGGTATTGTAGAGACTGGGTCTGGCGTCGTTATGTGCCTAGTCCCGGTGGTGGCTTTTGGGAATACGGCGATGCGTTTGATAGGTTGCGAGACTCGTGAGACAGTTTATGGCTTGGCCTCCTCCTGATTGGACTGAATGTGTGGTCACTTGGGACGAAATCATGAGCTTGCAACGCTTCCGCCCACAGGCTCTGTACGACTGGTGTGATCGGTATCCCAGTGAGTCGTGCTATCATGTGCATGGTTGGGAAAGCACGGAAGGATTTGCATTTCGGTTTGAGGATGCTCGAGATGCTACTGTTTTTAAATTGACCTGGAATTGTCGATGAACTACTATTACGAACTAGACGAAAGAACTGAAAAGGCCTTCAATGAGAACTGGAAGTATTGGTGCTTGTTCAACTGTAGTCCTGCTGACAATGGTCACATGCCATTTCACATACATGACGAATTTTTATCTCAGTCAAAGCGTGCCTGGCTGGAAAATGCCAATGGTGTATATCAGGTACATCCAGCCTGGCACGGACACAGACCTGTGGATCCACACGAGTTCACCATGATCAAATTGAAAAGTAAAACCATCAAGTATGAAAGATGAGCTTTATCAAAACACAGTCGCACGCTTAGATACCATCATAGGTGGTGATACCCGTCACTTCCTACGCATCCAACGAGCCAGAAACGAATACAATAAACTTTATCCTGAAAGTCTAGGAGACGCTCACAACCGCAACTTCTTTGCCTGGGTGCTGGACCAATATGGTATCCAATTGGAGTTTGACGGCGAGAATGTATGTTTAGATTATAGCATACAGGATGAAAAAAAGTATACCATGTTTGTATTAAAATTTGATAAATGAAAATAACTGTAAAACAAAACCTGATCATATTTCACAACCCATATGAATGGTATGCATTGGCCAATCGCCTGAGATATGAGCATGGCGCAAGCACCATGTTGATTTCGGCCCGATGCCGGCGAGAACTAGGATTTACTGTGCGTCATCACAAGGGCTTGGCCGAGCACGACAAAGACACTTGGGAAATAATGAAAATTGAAGGATTCCATAATCGTTATCACTACGAAAGCCAAGTGCACCTTGATTGGTATTCTGAAAGTGCTATGAGTTTTTTTATATTGAAATATTTAAACGCTTAATCTGCCAATCCTTATAACTATCCACCTGACCGTTAATACACTTATATACGCCTGTTAGATTAAGACTATGTTGTTTACAAAACTGAACTATTGACCCATTGATAGAATATAACTGTTTACTTGGGCTAATAAATTCGTAGAACTTAGCATTGCCATTATTTTTACCAGCTCGTATATCAGGATTCTCGTTGATATACTTTTTAAGTTTTATCGATCTATCCTTGCGTATAGCCTTAGCTTTTTTACCATAAATCTCTTCGTAGGTCATTCCTTTGTGAGTGCCTAGTTTGGACTTGGCGATATTCTGCTTCCGCTCATCGGTATGCGGACCATTTATACGACCTTTTAACTGTTTACTAATCTTCCTGCCTACAGATTTAAGAACAGGGGTTGTTCTAGGAATGCTTCCACCATCAGCCGCTTCGGGTTTAAGATTTGCCCATACCTTCTTACCATTGCTGTCTTTTGCGTTGACAATATTCCATAAAGTGCTGTAATATTGACCTTTTATTTTTATCTCATCTTTGGAGTCGGTTTCGAGTAGTATTTCAGTATCGATAGCGTAACCGTGTTTTTTAAGATGTGCCGTCCAGTAGGAGCCAGATCCTGTATATGTGTAAGGATTTCTTTTGGTATAACCTAAATATTTTAACCCTGTCTTTTGATGGGTCTTTTTGTATAGATAGTAAATAATCATGCTGATGGTTCCTTATAAACTGTTAGAGTAGTTGGATATGTCCGTATCGCGAACTACACCCTTATTTAGCACCGGTTGACCAGAAAAGACCCATTTGCTATAATAGTAGTATGTTAAGTAAGTGGTTGCGACTGATCGGCGACTGGTTTGTTAGTTTGGGTGCAAGCCCGCAAACTAATCGTTTTAGTGGAAGTTCGAGTTAAACAACCATGCGCCAACCTGGGCAGACTCAGGGTCATAATGAGTAGAGTTCAAGTAGGGGCCGTCAACATACGGTAGCCTACACTATATAATTAACGGTTGACCAGAAAAAGCATTTATTGTATAATAGTAGTATAGTTAATAATAAGGACAGGTATGAGCACAGCCACTACAGCCAACAAAAAAGAGTCAGACAAGTTCAAGGACTTGCTGGGTCCTACAGATCCTAAACTGGATCGTGACGTCCGCGAAAAATTAATCACAGCCCGTGTGGGACTCTTACTCCGTGCCAGTTTCTTTGGTAACTTGGCCACTCGGTTGAAATTGGTCAATGCCGACGGTTGGTGTCCTACCGCCGCAACCGACGGGCGTAATTTTTACTACAATAGCCGTTTCGTAGACATGCTCAAACCCAAAGAAATCGAGTTCCTGTTTGGGCATGAAGTATTGCATTGTGTGTACGATCACTTTGGACGTCGTGGTGATCGTGACCCACAGTTGTTCAACATTGCCAATGACTACTGTGTCAATGGTGACTTGAAAAAACATCGTGTAGGCGAGTTTATTACCACAGTTCCGTGTCTTTATGATGCCAAGTATGAAGGCATGAGCTCAGAAGAAATCTACGACATCCTGTACGAAAACGCAGAAAAGATCGATATGAATCAGCTGATCGACAAGCTGTTGGACGAGCACCTGGATGGCGAAGGTGGTGGTTCGGGCGAAAAAGAAGGCGATGATGCTAAAAATGGCAAGGGTCGTCCCAAAATTAGTCCTGAAGAAAAGCAAAAGATCCGTGACGAGATCAAAGAAGCTGTCTTAGCAGCTGCCGCGGCAAGTGATGGTGCCGGCAACTTGCCCATGGGTGTAAAACGCATTATTGAAGACATGACAGCACCCAAGATGAACTGGCGCGAACTGCTTCGTATGCAGTTAGAGTCAACCATGAAGTCCGACTATACCTGGATGCGTAACAGTCGCAGAGGCTGGCACATGGACGCTGTCATGCCCGGTATGAAGCTGGACCCTATGATTGATATTGCTGTCAGCATCGATGCGTCTGGATCAATTGGTGAGCGCATGCTCAAGGACTTCCTAAGCGAAGTGGCCGGTATCATGGAACAGTTTCCGTCTTATCGTATTCATGTGCTGACCTTTGATACTGAAGTTTACAATCCTTGTCAGTTTGATAGTGAGAACTTGGAAGATATCAAGGACTATGAAATTTCAGGAGGTGGTGGTACCGACTTTGATTGTGTATTCCAATACTTCAAAGATAATGAAATTGAACCCAAGCGTCATATCATGTTTACAGATGGTTATCCCAATGGTTCGTGGGGTGATGAACAGTACTGTGATACTGTGTTTATCATGCACGGTACTACTACGATTGTTCCACCATTTGGTCAATATGCTTACTACGAAGAAGAAAGTCGGCACTAATGGCATTTACCACTGCTGAATCTCCATTTGTAACTCTTAGGAAAGGTGATCCCAGCTTCCAGTTACAAGGACCTATCTCAATAGCCAACCGTGCGTCTATTTTAATTAGAGATGATTGCCCCAATGAACATAGATGGATAATCCAACAATGTATCGAACGCAGTTGGATTGAACCTATTGCAATTGTGCCAAAAACAGATCCAACTCTAATGTGGGAGATACTAAAACAATGATTGAAGGACTAGAACATGTTGGCACGGATCACAAGTGTACGGTATGCGCCTGTGATTTTGCCGATGACGAAGGTGGAATTCAAGGGCACTTTGGAATATTACCTGTAGCATTTTGCCCCACTTGCTACAGTTGTATGTTAGATATGGTCGGGCAAATTTTAAATGGAGATGAAGATGAATCAAATTAAACAATTTTTTTATCGTTATAGAACTGAAATCAATTGGTTCCTAATGGGTTGGTTAACCTTGGCTGGATTTCACAATCTTGCTCATGGCGATTATATTGGTACTGCATTCTGTTGGGGCCTGGCTTATCTTAACTTTAAACTGATCTAATAACTATCAATTTTACCAAAACACCCCATTTAGCGGTGTTTTTCTTTACAAAAATAAATTAACAGTTGTTATCTGTATTAAATACCTACATGGAAAACAATACTCAACCCACACAAATCACAATTGCAGATCTCGATACACTTAAAAACATCGTAGATCTAGCCAGCACACGCGGTGCATTCCGTGGTGCCGAACTAACCCAAGTAGGTGCTGTCTACGACAAGTTATCAGCATTCCTTGGCGAAATAGTAGCACAGGCACAGGCGCAACAAGATACCGCAGAGGCCGATTTGGCTAGCACGGCAGATACACCTGCAACAACTGATACCGATACAACATCCCAAGGAGAATAATATGGCGTTTATGAAACACGTAGGAAAACACAGCGATCGCAAGGTTTGCGTTCTATTCCGTCAGGTACCCGGCGAAGACCACATGTGTTTGATCATTTACCCTGAAACTATCCAGGTGGTATGGCAAGATGCTATTCAAAAGGTTATCGAAAGCGATGTAGGTCAACAGGCTGAACAATTGGCCGATGCATTGCATCGTAGCTACTTGCCAGATGGTCGTCCGATCCTAGAAACTCTGCACCAAGAGCGCATGATCAAGAAAGTTCGTACCAGTGACATCATTATGACTCCTAACCAGGCCAGCTCAATTCGCTTGGATGAGCTCAACAAGATGTTGAACGAAATGAAGCAGGGTGAAGATGCCATCAAGCGCATGGCCGAGAATGATGCCAGCCGTGGCATGGTTGCTCCTGAGGTCAAGCGTGCTGCTGAGGCTAAGTTCAAAGCTGAGCAGGTTGCACAACAGTCTACAGCGCAGGCTCCATTTCAAGCTACACAATCGGGTGCGTTGAGTGACCGTGATCTTGCGGCCAACATGGTATTCCAGGCCAAGAAAATGGAACAAGAAGCCAAACAGATGATTGCTGAAGCTGCCCGCATGAAGAAAGACGCACAACGCATGGACCCAGGTGTAGTGGCCAAAGAAGCACCCAGCATAGTTACAGAGTCTGAACCAGTCGAACCTCAAAAGAAACGTGGTCGTCCTTCCAAGGCTGATTTAGCTAATGCCGTTAATTGATGATTTTGTAGATCAATGGGAAAACATACTTGCTGAAGTAAACAAAACGGATGTACCGTTAGAGTGTATTAAAAAGGTAGTAATAAAGTTGATGGGTGGTCGTCAGAAGACCATCAACATACACACTTTGCTCAAGCAAGGGCTGGATCTAGAAGAAGTAGAAACCATGCTGACCCGTTACTTTACCGAGAACGATCACGAGATACGCGACGTGGACTTTGTAGTTGACATCCGTGCTGTGGCTAACTTAGTACAACCCGAAACTGATAAACTATTAGGCAAACTCTAGATCGCAAGATCCGGAGTTTTTGTCTATAATAGCAGTATGCCCAAGATCACACTACATACCTTTACCATGGGTGATGTTGAAGACCCGTACTTGTATGCGGCCTTTCCTATATCTGAGTGGCAAAAGACTGAACAAGGCAAGTGGGTCATGGAACATGCTATAGGCGAAAGTACTTTTTATTGTAATGCAGATGCTAATACCTATGGCGTAAGAGTTGATATTGTAGGCGAGTTATCGGATCAAGATTTAACTTATTTTAAATTACGGTGGGGCCAATGAAAATACTCGTAACCGGTGGCTTGGGTTTCATAGGACATGGCGTAGTCGCACAGTTAGAGTCTCAAGGTCACGAAGTGGTTGTGGTGGACAATCGCAATGACTATGGTATACTCAGTGCCGACGAATTGGATCCACTCATGGCCGAGCGGCAACAACAATTCAGCACACATAGAGTATTTGACTACGATATACAAGATCAAGAAGGCATGGCCTGGGTATATAGACACTATCTACCCGAAATAGTCATACACCTAGCCAGCTTTCCACGTCAAAAAGTAGTGAACGCTCGCCCACAACTGGGTAGTCAGACCATGAGCGAAGGACTACTGAATTTGCTGGAACTAAATGCTCGATATGATGTGCGTAAATTTGTATATGTGAGTTCCAGCATGGTCTACGGCAACTTCAAAGACACCTACTTTGATGGTGTAGACGAATCACATGACTGTAGACCTTTGGGACAGTATGGTATCATGAAGCTGGCCGGCGAATGGTTAGTTGAAGATTATGCCCGCAGGACTGGCATGGAATATACCGTTCTAAGACCCAGTGCTGTATACGGACCCAGAGATGTTGAAGATCGTGTAGTATCTAAATTTTTCTTGGCCGCAATGCGTGG